AATTAAAATAATTTTCTTATATTTGCAAAAATATTTATTACAATGAGTAAAATAGATGATAAAAAAGAGTTGTATTTAGATAGATACAAAGAATTAGTAGAAAACTTCGAGGGTGATAAAGACCTGTTAGAAACAACTTGTGGTCCTATTTTTATACCTTTTGTGGAAACCTTATATAAAGGTTTTAAGAAGTTAGAAGAAATGGGTGGTTGTCCTCCGTGCATATTGTTAGACGCTTTCGGAGAATTAGTACAGGAGGAGTTTAACAAGGTTGTTGGTGCGAGTGAGAATATTAAATAATCTAATTCCTCAAAATTTTGGGGAATTAAAACAGACTAAATATGAAAAATAGTAATAATTCTGCAGCGGTGTTTATAATGGTTATAGCTATGGTCACATCTTCTTTAACAACCTTTGCAATAACGCGTAACTATTACACAAGTAATATAGTTAAGATGGGGCCACAGATAGATGAAGTAGTTTATTTTAGAGTGGAAGGTGTGTTAGGTAATGGTCGAATAAAGACTATTAGGAGTAATGGAGAATATGAAGTAATTACTAAAGAAGGCAAGGTGTTTCAAGTTACAAGGGTGATGAGGGATAAATGGGAAGTGTTGAAAGAATTGGGAATAGAATAACTTAAATATTGTTGTAAGTGAAATATATAACATTGACGAACATTTAAAAACCATAATATATGGCAAAACAAGAAAAAGAAAAAAAGACTATTGACTCTGTATTGCAAAGTATCAATAAGCGATACGGAGAAGGAACATTAATGGCTTTAGGTAGTAACCAAAAAGCGTTTGTTAAAACTATTACAACAGGTTCTATGGCTATCGATGACGCCCTTGGAGGTGGGTATGCCGTAGGAAGGCTTGTGGAGTTGTTTTCTGAACCTAGCGTAGGAAAAAGCACAATTTCTGCAACGGCTATTGCAGAAGTACAAAAAACAGGAGGTAGAGCTGCCTATATTGACACTGAAAACAGTGTTGACGCTAAATATTTCGAAGCCTTGGGTGTGAATATTAAAGAATTACTATTTACACAACCTGATAGTGCAGAAGCTGCGTGTCAGATACTTTTAGACCTATTAGACACGGGAGAGTTTTCGTTGATAGTGGTTGACTCTATTGCAGCAATGACACCTCAAAAGATATTTGAGGCTGACGCAGGAGAGGCTACAATGGCTGTTTTAGCAAGGATTTTATCTCAGGAAATGCCTAAGATAGCAAGTAAGGCAATGGACAGTAATTGCACCGTTATTTTCACTAATCAGGTTAGAAATATGATTGGTGGTTATGGTGGCGGTGTTACTACACCAGGCGGTCAAGCTATGAAATTCTATGCATCTCAGAGAATACATCTCTTTAAAGGGACAAGTGCTGAAGACCATGGGGAAAAAGTTGGTAACAACTCTTGGTGTAGGGTTGTTAAGAATAAGATAGCACCTCCTATGAGAGAAGCGAAGTTTACAATTAAGTTTGGTAAAGGTCTTGACAGAATGCAGGAACTTTTAGATTATGCCGTTGATTACGGAATTATTCAAAAGGGTGGCTCATGGTATTCGTATGGTGATGTTAAATTAGGACAGGGAGCGTCTAATGTAACTTCGTTGCTTGAAGACAATCCTGAACTTGAAGAAGAAATAAGAAACAAAGTAAATGAAGAAAGAAATAAACAACATTCCGAAGTGGAAGTACAAGAATTTTGATTTAGATGATTATAAGCAATTACCTGACGAACCTTTTGGTTTTATTTATAAAATAACTTTATCTAATGGTAAAAGTTATTTAGGTAAAAAGAATTTTTTCACAGAGAGGAAAGTTAAGTTAGGTAAAAAAGAATTAGCGTTAATTACAGATAAGCGTCTTAAGAAGTATAAAATCGTAAAGAAAGAAAGCGATTGGCAGACCTACATTGGTTCAAATAAAGAGTTAAAAGAGGATGTTGCGAAGGGTGTTTCTGTTGTGAGTAGAGATATATTATTCATTGCAAGAGATACTAAACAACTAACATATCTTGAAACTCGTGAATTATTTAAGGAAGGTGTGCTTGAAAGAGAAGGATTTTATAACGATAATATTTTAGGTAAATTTTTCCGAAAAGATGTTTAAACGAGTAAAGTGAAACCTTGTGTTAATTATAAAGCGAGGTTTCACTTACTTTTTATTGAGTAATTTTTATATTATATTTGCAGACATAAAACTTTAACAAAGATGGCAAAAAGTACAAAAAAATCCAAAGTCGTTCCCGATATTATTAAAGTTAATGATTTCGAGATAGAAGTTGGTGCGATTTATAAAGTTATTAATAGGCCTGATAAGTCTGCTCCTGAGGCATTCCAAGAGAAAGGTAGTACGAAACTACCATCTGTGGAAGTTGCTAACTATAGAGGGGTTAACTTTGTATCAGATGAATTGGGTAACGGTGTGTATGACACAGGGTTGTATGAAGACTCTCCGTGTTATGCTCTTTTAGACAGAGATGAAGTTAAGTTGAGAGTTAATGCTCTCAAGAAATATGTTGTAGAACCATATGAAAGATTTATGGGTAAAGAAGGTTTACTGAACCACAACAACTTAGAATTTTGGGACAACTATTCTTACAAACTTGGTGTAGACCGAGCATTTAAAACATCTCAAGCTTCTGATTTATTAGACCTTGTACAAGCAGTACTTTCTTATCAGTTGGTACCGAAGAATGAAAAAGGAAACCCTCGCTATGGTGCGGCTCAATACATGGTTGAGGATGTAACTAAATACAAAGGTCATAAAGAAGAAATTAACAACAACTTTATGGAGGCTGTTCTTAGCTTTGGTAAATTGTTGGAAAATAACAGAGTTACAGCAATTAGAGCGTTGGAATATATTGGATTTAATACTATTTCAGAAGATATAGAGAATAGTTCCTTAAATTCAATGGTGTATTCTTGGCTCATGAATGATGATGGTAACGCAGTTAAACTTCTTAGAATTTATGAAAAAGCTCTAACGAGCGACGGTTCAGATGAAATAGCGTTGTTCCACATACTTAATAAGAAGGTGCGTACAGGTCAAGTTACAAATGTTTCAGGAGAATACTACTATGGTGAAATTCCATTAGGGGTAGACCTGAAAGAAGCAGCTTCAAGGCTTATGAAAGATAAAGAATTATTGGAGGTGCGTCATGCTCTAATGACAGTTTAATTGTTAATGGATATTTTAGATGTTTATTACAGATTTCTTCTAAAAGTTAACAAGAACGCTATAAATGACAACATTGCTGTAGATAAAGGCAGGTTTGTTATTTTGTTCAATACATCTCAAAATAAATATTTGGATATGGTTATGCGAACTTCCTCTAACGAGGAGGTTCGTAATATCCAAAAATTTAAAGTTCCTAATAAGGAATTAGAGAAGGGTTCGTTACATGAAGATTTCCGTAGTTTTTTACTTCCGAAAGATTATTTTAGATTTGTCAATGTACGGGCGAAGGGTGAACAAGATGGTTGTGATGACTTTTTTGATGTGATGTGGGAGGTTAAATCCGAAAACGTTCACGAGTTATACAACGATAAGTTCAACGAGCCTTCCTTTGATTATCGTGAAACCTTTTATACTTTCGGAGAAGATTCAATTCAAGTTTACAGAAAAGGTTTCGATATTTCTAATGTCTTTCTGACATATTACAGGTTTCCAACGCCTGTAGATATTGAGGGTTATATTCATTTTGATGGCTCTCATTCCACAAACATTCATCCTGAATTTGCTGATAGCGAGATAGAAACCATATTAGATATTTGTGTTAAAGACTTTAACATTAATTCTGATTATGTAGAGCGTTATCAAGTAGATGTCAATGAAGTTAATTCTATTGTTTAATCATTGTTTAATAATATAAAATTATAATAAAATGGGTTTACATAAACCATTCGACCGACCAATGTTTTTGGTTAACGGTTCAGTATTGACTAAAGGTGGTTCATTGGATTTGAACCGAGGTCAAGTAGGTATTTTCGATACTCAAAATGTTAGCAAGGATGGACTTGTGGCAGTTGAGGCATTTAACGGATTCCCTAAATCAAGAAGATTTGAAATCAGATATAGACAGGGAGAAAAACAAAGAGGTGAAGGATTATCAAGAAGCAAAGATAATAAAACATTCTCTTCTTATCCGTTTACAGTAGAAGATATTATCTCTATTAAGGTAGAAACTCCAAAAGTACTTGAGGCTACTCCTGATACGGTAATCGTTGGTTACAATGGTATCGAGCCTACTACTTCTTTGAGATTTAGAAATGGTCAAAGTAAGAGTGCTATGATTCAACTTTCAGGTGAGGCTATCGGTCACTTGGGTTACCCTGACGCAAAAGTTCAGATTCCTATGTTCTTCGACGCAGGAAGTCTTTACAGCGACAAGTGTACATCTGTTGACGGTTGTGCGGATGGTAACTGCCAAAAGATTGTTGAGAAAGCTATCGAAGACTTCAAACAATTCAAACTTAGAGGTGGTGTTTCTCCTGAAAGATTTGTAAAAATTACTCCTATTTTTGACAACAGACCTGCTGAAACTGAAGAAACTTATAGCTTCTATGAGTTGACTGTTGTTGACGCTGGTGACGCTATTGCTCTTGCTTCTGTAAGAGAACAATATCCAGGTGTTGTAATTGAAAGAGTTAAGAGAGAAGGTCTTACTTCTGTTTATCAGTTGTTACAAGTAGGAACAGCTCCTGCTCCTGTAGCTTATGTATCTTCTATTCCTTCTTACATTAAAGGATGTGCTGCTTGTGCAACAGGGTTCACTGCTGCTGAAGGAGGTTATGTTTACTCTTTCACTATTGAAGATAACGGTGATGATAAAACTTCTGTTATTGAAGATTTAGCAAATGTTGTTGCTGGTTCGGTTCAAAAAGGGAAAGGTCAACAAGGTGGTGTAGGTGTTTATACAGCTTTGTTCTCTAAGAAACTTACAGCTGCTGCTATTTCAGGGGTTGTGTCAGGAAACCCTACTTTTACTGCGAACTATGTTGGGGAGGCTCTTTCTGTATGTAACAATGCTACTACAACTTCTATAAATTGGGTTAAAGGAAAAGACGCTAAACTTTCTACGAGAGAGTTTATCATTGACTTACCAGACCCTAAATGTGATGCTGCTACTGACAGATTGGCTGAACTTCAAGCTGCTTACCCAGGTCTTGAAATTACAAAAGAAGCTGTTACAGGTGGTTGTCAGACAAGATATAAAGCAAAAGTTAAAACTAACTTGAGAGGTGAAGCTTGCGACCCTATTTTCTTAGATACATATAAGGCTGAAGCTCCTGCTGATTTTGAAGGTAGAGCTTGGAGACCTGTTGCTGTTGCTGGTGCAGCTGCTACTAAGTGTGGTTTCAAAATCGAGGGTAAAATCCTTGAAATCAAACCTACTGAATGTGTTATCGATGAGATTAGATACTCAGAAGACCCAATCAAGATTGAAGTATCAGGAGGTTGGATAGGTGATATTAGAGAAGGTATCGGAAGAATTTCTGATGACCCTTTCCATGTAGAATATTTGTCTTACGCTTCTAAGAGAGATAAAGTAGGATATTCTTTAAGAGGTTATGAAAGAGAAGGTATTGCTTACTTCGGTGGTGGTATTGTTGAGGCTAAATCTAACCAAGAGAAATTCTTACAAGGTATTGAAAGTAACATCAACTACGACGCTCAGTATGTAGATTACGCTGTTACAATTAGAAGAACTCAATTCTCTCAAGGAATGGGTGGTACTCACACTGCTAACAATACTTTCCATATCATGGTGGAAGCAGGTAAGCATCAGAAAGTTGAAAAGCTTTTGAATAACTTGGCTGCTCAAGCAGGTATCGATGGTGTAAGAGCATTTGGGTAATATAAATTGAAGGGAGGGTTGATTTAACTCTCCCTTTTTTAAAATATAGAAGTGATGAACGAGACTGTTAAAAATATAGATATTGATTTTCAGGTTTTAGAGAATAGAGACCCTCGATATTTAGTTGTTTACGACATATCTGAATGGGCTCATATCGAGGATAAGCCTGCAATCATAGAAATAACACCTCCAGGTTTTTCTGAGCCTATAACACATTATTTTGATAAACGAGTTATTAATTTGTTTACAAGTGTTAGTTTGGGGCTGAGTGACATTCGTGAAGAGAAACGATATTTACCTGATGGTGTTTATACGATAACGATAAAAGGTTCACCTGATAAATTCTTTGAAACGAGATACCATTTAAAGACAGATAATCTTCGTTTAGAACTTGATAAGATTTTGATGAAGGTTAATTTCTCTTGTTCTGTTAATAGAGTGGATACGGAGCTTTTAAAGAGAATTAAACGGATTGAACTTTATATTAAGGGTGCTGAGGCTAATATAAGACATGGTAATGTTTGTGAGGCTACGACACTTTTACAAAACGCTCAAAGAGACCTTGATAGATTGAAAACTTGTAAAACTTGTGTGTAATGAGTGCAACGAGTATATATCAGAATAGTTATGAAAACGTCCGAGAAATGGTAGATGAGATAGTTATGTGTATGGCTGATAAGGATTTGATGTTTCGTAAGATGGGTTTAGTGAATAATTTTAAAAGCGAGGAAATTGATTTGATACTTTATTTATATGATATTTTAGAACATCGTTTTTGTGAGGTAGATTTCGAGGACGAATGTTTTTTAGATAATGTATCAAAATTATATCATAAATATGTTTAAATGGGTTGTAGAAAAAATAGAATAGCCGACGGGTGTATTAAGACACCTTCAAGATGTGTGTTTTACGACCTTGAACTTCCTGAATTTTCAAAATTAAATCTGTTACAGAATTGTATAAATTTGGAGGATACTACTACTGATTTATATCAAATAACAGATTACATTTTAGATTCTATAAATCTTAAAGATGTTGATAAAGGGACTTGTATAACATTCCCTGTAACGAAGAGTAAGTATGATAAGAAAGAGGTTGTTCTTGTTAAAGACGCTATTAAAACGCTGGTTACAGAACTTTGTAAACTTAAAGGTAAGGACGAAAAGACGGATGACATACTTAAATGTATTGATTTAAAATGTCTTAAGGAATGTGAAACCAAGGTTACAAGTTTAGCATCGTTGTTACAGTTACTTATTGATGAGATTTGTAAAATTAAAGAAAAGATTTAATGGGAAAGTGTGGTCAAATTAACATACCTACTGTTGATAACAGTGAGTTAGAGTGTGATATGTTTATTTCATCAACTTGTGTTAAGGTTAAAGGGTCGGAGATGGATATTTGTGCATCTCCTTCGTTAACTGATTATATTGGTTGGTTAGAAAATAAATTAAAAGAGATACTTCGTGTTACTGATAAATTAAAGCAGGACAACGATAATCTTAAAAAAGAGATGCTTTCTGTTAAAACGGAGGTTAAGATGTTGAAAGCTAAAATAGATAACCTTAAAAAATAAGTTTAATGGATTGTTGTAATAAAACAGATGCTACTCTTGTAGAATACACAGGTAGATGTCTTAAAAATATAGGTGTTAATGAGGGTCATACTTTAGACCATGCTTTGAAAAGAATTGATTCTAAAGTTGAGGAATTAACACGCAAGGTGGAAAACGATTTTATCGGTTTAAATCTTGGGGATGGTGCTAAGGTGTATAAAGACAAAGGGGAAAACGGTTCTCATTATTTTAAAACTTTAAAAGTTGGTAGAGGTGTGAAAATAACGGAAGATGATAACAATGTTGTTATTTCTGTTGATGAAGCACATATAAAAGATTTAGTTTTAGGTTTTTATAACGAAGCAAGAAGAATACCTTGAAAATGAGAGGATGTAAATTTTGTCACGAACCCGTGTGTGGCTGTGAAAAAAAGAAGTCGTGTGGTACGTGTCCTGATAAAAAGTTAGACGCTAAGTGCGTAACTTACTCTAACTTACCTTTACTACCTTTAGGTATAATTCGAGGGGATAACTTAGAAGAGGTTATTTTTAGAATTAATGAGATGTTCTCAGATGTTTATCTGAAAGTGTCTGACAATGAGGTTAAAATCGTAAATCTTGGTACAGGTGTACCTATTTACAAAGGTAAGAATGATGTAGGTGAGGAAGAATTTAAAACACTTGCTCAAGGTGTTGGTATTTTACTTACACCTGAGAACGAAAGTATTCGTATAAGTGTTAATGAAGAATGGATTAAGAAATATCTTAAAGAGAGTGCTGATGCAGATTGGTTTGCTGACTTGGTTAAAAGAGTTATCAAACAAGACTGGTTTAGACAGTATTTGTCAAGTATTATGGACGAGCCATGGTTTGAGTCGGTTTTAAAAGGAAACCTTCAAAAACAGTGGTTTAAAGACTTATTAAACGAGTTCTTAAAAAATCTTAATTTGAGCATTAAATCTTCTAATGAAGGAGAAGCTCTTTTTATTAAAAATCTTGCTGGAGAATATGTTTTCAAAGGTTTAAGTTCAAGTGACGGTAGTGTTACTTTAACAGCAACCGATGGTAAGATAGATTTAAAAGTGGCAAGTGCTCCAAGTAAACAAATTGTTGCGACTGAAGGCGGGGAGGTTAGTTTAGTTCATTCTAACACAAATGAAAAAGCTGAGATTTCAAAGTTAAAGTCTTCATCTTTGAAATTGATTAAAAACAGCGACGGTTCTGTAAGTATAGAACAACCAAATGAAACGGGAATAAAAACGTTTTATGTAAATAATACGTATCAACCTACTGCTGACTTCCCTTCAAATGGTAGTGTTTCAAGACCTTACTTAACTTTTGATGAAGCGAGTGCGGCAGTAGTTGGTAGCGGGACAGTGTATAATCCTGAACATAAAAACGCAAGGATTATAGTTCAAACGAGTGGTGTTGTGTCGACAAATCCGACAATTAACACTTTAACAATCGAACTTCAGAATAATGTAAGTTTGTTATATACAGGTACGGATGAATACATGTTTGATTCAGAAAGGATATATCCTTATGCAGAAAGAAATGGGACGAATGGTATACAGTCAGATGTTTTCATGCGACTTGTAGGTAACGGAACTGTTACTAATTCTAAAAGACCTGGTATATTGAGATGGAATGGAAGTCAACGAGCTGGAGAAACTACTGAGCGTTATTCTTATTTTTACATAGGTGAGAAAACATCAGACAAAATATCGTTTGTTGAATCTGATACTTACAATTGGGAAGGTAATCAGACGAAATCAAATGGTGAGAGTTATGGTTTAGATTTCAGATTTAGTCGAAATGTGATGTTGACTAACCCTGTGGTTAGATGTAATTATAGAAATCCATCCGCGGATTCTTCAATCACGGTACAATCGGGAGAGTTGTATATTGAAACGATTTTGAATTACAATTTACAAATCGATAGCGATGGTAAATTTTCTTCTACTGCTAATGCTAAATTAAATGTCGGGTTAAATGCTCGAAGAATGGCGATAGATGAGCTAGAGGATAGAGTTACTGGTAAACCTGATGTTTATAAGGCAAAGAGTAATACTGCTTTCTTTAATATAGCAGGTCAGTTCAATGTTTACAATTTAGAAGTTCCTAATTATGGTACTCACTCTCATGTTGGGAGAGATGCTTTCTTTATACTTTCTGATAAAGCTACGATTGTATATACATCTTTAAGATATAGTTCTAATTATCATTTCGCATATTTCATAAACGACGTAGGTTCCCTTGAAGGTTCATTTAGATTAAATAGCGTTGGGAATGATAACGGTTATGTGGAAGGTAATTTTGACTATCTTGTGATGACTTCTAAGAGTGATTATCAACTTATAATTCCTAATTTTAAGTTAAAACAGGTGGGTACTTTAGCTCCACCTTCGGTAAATCTTGATTTGAATACCGAAGGAAGTTTTAGTACCGTTAATGACAACTTAATAAATTCGGGAATTAAATCTTATGTGAGTGATACGGCTGCGAAGGCTGCAGGACTTGTTAAGAATATGTTGTATCGTGTTACGTCAAGTAATCAAATTAAACAAATAGTATAAAAATGGGTTGTAATTCATGTAATAAAAAACCCACTGTTCTTTGTGGGTGTGAGAAAAAACTTCCTAAGTGTGGGTGTGACTTTAAAATAAACACTGAATGTGTTCATTACAATGGTTCAACCCTTTTACCAATGGGTCTTGTCAACGGTGACAATATGGAGGACGCTTTGGTTATGATAAATGATATTCTTAGTGATGTCAAAAAAAGCTTAGAGGAGAGAACGAAGATAACCAATGTTGGTGTTGGTTCGGAATTATATAAAGGTGTGAACTCTGATGGTTACGCAGAGTTTAGAACTTTAATGGAAGGTGCAGGTATTAAACTTGAGCAACATCCTAATGGGGTAGAAGTTAAGGGAGATTCTGCATGGATTGAGCAAAGAATCGAGGATGCTTTAAGAGGTAGCTGGCTTGAAAATAAGTTCAGAAACCTATTAGAAGACGCACCTTGGTTTACAGATGTTTTAAAACAGAATTTTAAACACGAGTGGTTTAATCAAGTTCTAAAAGAAAGATTAAAACAAGAGTGGTTTAAAGTACAATTAAAAGAATCTGTTAAGGAAAATTGGTTTAAAGATGTTTTAAGAGAGGTTCTTAAAGAGAGAGAATTTAAAACATTTATGTCTGAATACATTACAAATATGATTCAGGAGCAGACTTTGGATATTTGTACACTTGTAAAAGGTTGTAATGGAAATCAACCTCCAAGGGCGACGCGTGATGTTCGTGTAAATGTACCTAACAGAGGTGTTATCAATTTGTCTGAAAACCTATTCGACGCTGTTTATTTCGATGCTGAAGGAGATGTTTATACAGGTATTCGTATAACAGGAGGAGATTTATCTAATCTGACTTTCAATGGTATTCAGGTAACGGTTGGACAAGTGATACCTAAAGGAGATTTCCATAATGTATCTTATCGTGGTAAATCACAGGATTCTGAGTATCAACAACTTGTAACTTACGAATTTGTACAGTAATGAGTGAAAAGAATATGACAGAAACGGTTATTTCTCTTGAAAAAGAGGTTGTTCTTTTAAAGAGGGAACTTAAAAATATTCTTGACTTACTAAAAGGTGGGACAGCAATCCCACCTAAAGTAAGCGAGTTAACTATGAGAGTTTTGGATAAAGAGGGAAGGTGTGATAGAAAAGAAGCGTTGGAAACTCAGGTTCAAAATGTGAGAGTTGATGCAGAATATTTTAAATTTACACCTGAATGTAAAGTGTTTAATCTCTTAACTTTGTCTGATAAATTTGTACAACGACTTTCAGATATAGAAGAGAAAATTAAAAATTTATAAATGGCTACAATAATTTTCGATGTGGCGAAAGCTGCTAATAGTGACACTTATGAGACTTGTGTAACAGTGGTGGATAATAATTTTACAGATACTATTATGAAAAGTATAAATTACACCAACGCTACACCTCGTCATTTAGTTTTCAATAATGTTTGTGGGTCTACGTTTACAATACCTGCAAAAACTTTATTGAGTGATGGAGGTTTCACTGTGAGTGTGAACGAAACAGTTATCGCTGCGAATAGTGTTACAAATGTTCCGTTGGTGTATAACGGACAATATACAGGAAGTGAAAATCTGCTAACGGGTTCTTTTGATTTGAACGATGGAAAAACTGTGGTTTCTTATAGTATTACTGTTTCTGAAGGTAACAGACCTCCTGTTACACAGGATAATACTTTAAGATTAGGTAATAGAGTAAACAAGGTAATTACGAAAGATGACTTAATTTATTCAGACCCTGAAAACGACCCTATCACACATGTTAAGTTTACAGGTGATGTTAGTAGATTGTTTACAGATTCTGACATGTTCCGACCTTATGTGAGTGGAACTGAATTACCGATAGAGTTTACATTATATTACAAGGCACCTAACGTGGATGCAGAAACTACCTATAATGTGAATTATTTTGTGAAGGCGGGGAACGATTGGTCTAATTAAATATTGGGGCTTTAAGCCCCTTTTACAAGAAATGGAGATATTTTTTATTTTACTGATACTTGCTATTGCTGCAATGGGAACTTTTGTTTATCTACAGCAGTTGAAACAAAGGAGTGTGGTTGTTGAAGAGATTAAACTACCTGAAACGGTTAAACGTCTTCATTATTCTAAGGGAAAACCTTTAATGTTAAATGCTGATGTTATTGGTTTGCCTAATAACTTCGAAAGTATTAAATTTGTAAAATATGATTTGAAATTGTTCACCGATGAGAAACTTACTAAAGAATATCGCAGAGGTGAAGAATTGGCAAAAAACTTCACACTATATACTAATCCTACATCACTTCCTACGTCTGTTGTTTACAGAATTAAAATAAACGGGGAGTGGTATTAAATTTTTTATTTAAATTAATTAATGAGTTGTTATGAAGACAGTCTGCATTTAGCAGAGATGGTCGCGTTGACGCGAAGACTTTTATGTGTTACACAAAACTTGGTAAAGTCAGGTGGAGGTGGAGGAGCTTCTAAAGCGATGGATAAATCTGAACTTGGTGTATTGTCAAAAGGAGATTTTGTTCAAGAAGGTCCTAACCGATTTAAGTACACTTTCAAGAATCCTTTTCCTGAAAAACCTGTTTTGCTTTTTAATGCAGAAGATAGTACAGGTACATTTGTTCCTACAACATTGGTAGAAGCTACAAAGGATTATTTTATTATAAGTGACCCTTTTGCGGTAAACCCAGATGCTAAGGTTCATTATATGGCTTATACACCTAAGCCTGCTGGTGGAGCGGCAAATGTTGAAGATTCTGATGGTAATTTTATTTAAAAAATTTTAATGAGTAATAAAAAATTCAAATTTAAGGCAGTTCCCCTAGGAGGGAGTGCTCCAACACCTGGTTCAACAGGTAATGAAACTTATACACTTTTTGCTAAGCAATTAACATCTACTACGTTTACGCCTATTGTTACTGATGGTAATGGAAAAGCTTTAGAGATGGTGACTTCTTCAGGTGGTGGAGGGACACCTGCTCCTGCTGTAACACCTACTTTATCTCAGGTGCTAAGTGCAGGTAATTCTTTAGATGGTAAAGAAATCTCTGGAGATTTAAGAGTTGTTAATGAAGAATTAACTGCTGCAGGTAGTAAAAATTTAGAATTTGTTATTAGAGATAACAATTTAGAATTTTATTCAAGAGAACTTACGCACAGAGAAAATTTAGAATTTAGAGCTTCCTTATCAGATTTACATTATGAATCTCATGTGGAAAATGGAGATACTTTTGGCTTACATTTAGCGGATAATGGTTATGATATAAACATTCCTAATAAAAATTCAGGTATTTCAAGTAGTACTTTAAATCTTAAATTTGATAGTCTTACTGGTCTTTATTCTTCTGAAATATTCCCTGTTACTGAAGATGGTCAGTTTATTCAGAAAAAATATCTAGATGACAGATTAGCTGGATTATCTACAGGTGGAGGTGGAACAGGAACTGCTTCTCCTCAGACTTTATCTCAAGTTCTTACAGCTGGTAATACTTTGGATGATAAAGAGATTGTAGGGAGGTTTAAATTAAAAAACTCGCTTGCTGTGGGTCGTGATTACACTTACAATATTACTGAAAATGGGTTAAACTATTCACATAATGATTTAAATGATTCTTTCAACTATGATTTGAATACTCATGGGATTCTTTACAACTTTAATGATGAGTATGATGGTGTTACCTTTAATTCTAGTTTTACTGTAGATAGAGGCGGTGTTACATTTGGTTCTGACGGTACTTCTCACGAATCAGGTGTTGATTTTAAAGCCACTAAGGATTCAGGTTTACGCTTTAGCACTTGGAAAAAAGATGATGTTGATTCTAGTTATTTTGCTTTTGATAGTAATAAGTTAGAAGTATATTCGAGTGTAAACGGGGAAAATAATACCTTTTATATAGATTCTAAAGGTGCTTATGCGGAGGAATATAAGGAACCTGTTAGTGAATTTTACTATGTTCAGAAGAAATATGTAGATAGCTTGTTAGAGGGAGGAAAAATTGATGTTACTGTTGATAGAATGTATTTAACTTACGGAGGTAAATTAGCAGTGGATATTACTGTCAATGGGTTGCCTAGCAATAAAGTAGCAGACACTGGTCTTTTTGACCATAGTACTTTTAGGATGGAAGTTGCCAATGGGGCATCATCTATCCGTGCTTTTTTTACTTTCGGACCTACAGGGAATGCGACCATAGAGAAGACTTATCTATATTACGAAACAGGTACCGTTAAGGCCCATATTGAAGCAGTCCTACCCTCTGCAGCAGTAGATAGTTGGGGGGTACCGAATCCTGGTAAGGATATTTTTAACAAAACACGAGGATTTTTTGTGTATATTCCTGAGGCAGGAATGCCATTTAATAAGGGAGTTAGGTCTAGAATGACTCATTATGGAGAGGTGTATGATAAAAGACAATCTGGAGTAGTAAACTTTAAATTGCAAGATGGTAAGCAGTCTACATTAATTCCTAGTACAGAGGAGTATAAATTCTTTGCTTTTGATGCTGATACATTTAAAGCAGAAGACCCTGTGGATAGTACTTATTCTTACTTAATTAATAACGGTATCCCTATTGGTTCTCAAGATGTTCAATCTGGATATATTCTTTCAGATAACAGAATAATGCCTAACCCTACGCCAAACCAAGTAACAGAATGGGAATTGACTTTTAAATTAGGTGGGGAAGATGCTTCAAGGATAACTAATATTCTTGACTATATGGTTGTAGTTTATGACTCGGAAAATAATCCATTAGAACATGTTCATTTTGATTTTTTTAATGATTCTGCGGGAGAAGTGGCTACTGCTCGTGCTAAACTTACTACTATTAATAAATTTAAAAATATAGTAGGAAACGGTAGAGGTTTTAAATTTGGTATTAAGATAAATCGAGGCATTCTTGACCTAAATTATGATGTTAAATTTGAATTGGTGAATATTAAAAGAACGAGCCGAGCTCTAGTGTAGAACAAGGAAGATGATTATACCAGCATCTTCGGATGCTGGTTTAATTATATCGTTATGATTATGGATTATTTAGAATGAGATTGTAGGAACATTGAGTTTTGTTTGTTTAAACTTAAAAATATAAAATGGAAGAAGAAATAAAAGATTATGAAGTACAAAATGAACAAGAACTTTCTGAAGATATTTCTATTCCGCAGAGTCAAGGTTTAGGTGTAACTGAATCGATAAGTAGATTTACTATTCTAATAGCAAAGTATCCTGCAGCATTCGTAGGGGCTTTGTTTGGGGTAATGTTCTTAATAAATCATTATATAGCAAACCGAAGATATGAAGAAGAGATTGTTCAATGGAGGGAGTTATATATCAAGGAGAAAGATAAGAATGATGAATTACAGAATCAACTACTTATTAAGGCGGGTATAATTGAAGCATTGAAAAAAGATGAAGAAGTCATCAAGGATAAGACAGAAGACACCGCTAAGGAAGTTTTAAAACTTGAACCTTAATTTAAAAATTCTTAAAGATTATGAAACTAAATAAAAAAGATTTGATAATAGGTGCATTGACGGCAGTGATTCCTGTTTTAGGATTATACCTTTGGGACAAGTATACAAAATCTGACAGGGATGAGAAATTGTTACAGGAGATAAAGAATACTCAACAATATGTGGAGAATCAGAAATTATCACCTGTTGTGGTTTATGAAACCCGAGATAGTGTAGTTCATGCTAAAAAATTAGATATACCTACTCACAGCATTGAAGTTGCTGTGAGTAAAGGTTATCGCAGCTATGTTAAAGACACATTGATAAAAGCTTTGAATATCAGTGTGGATAAGATTACCGAGCTTACGCAGATTAAAGCAAGGTTGGAAGGAGAGTTAAAAGCCACAAGACAAGAATTGGCTAATAACAAGGCGAAAATTACTCATTACAAAGATAAATACCTTGAGGCAACTACGACAGAGGATAGTACAGGTAGCACTTTAAAATATGCTTATAATGCTAAACTTGATGTTGTACAATATGAAGATAGGAAGAATTGGTTTTCTCAAAAAAAAAGTTACATCGATATATCAAGTCCCGACAAAAACTTCAAGGTCAACGACATGGAACGTTACAAAAAGGAAATAAAGATGCCTAATAAACGATTTGGTGTTGGTGTAAATATTGGTTATGGTGCTTATTTACAGAATAAACAGGTTTATTTAGGACCTTATTTGGGAGTTGGTATTCATTACAACTTATTTAAATTTTAAATTTTATTAAATGGAAACACAGAAAATACAATACAAGTTGAGTGATAGAAGTTTAAACAACTTGAAAAATGTTCATCCTGA